TATAGAGAATTCTTTTAGTGCATAAACGCCGCGCGATTTTAGAAGCGATACAGACAAAGCTTAAAACCGTTAACGGTTTTGGCGGGGTTTGGATTCAACGCATACCGCCAAAACGGGCAGCGTGGCCGTGTTTGACGATATATGCAGGTTCGGAAACTGTTGAAACGTTAACGATACACAATCAACCACGACCGCAGGAACGCAATTTATCGATCACAATAACCGCATGGATTCGAGGTGCCGCAGATGATGAAAAGCCAGAACGAGACATGGACGCTGCCGCTCTTTTAGTCGAGTCAGGCATGGTGGGTAATTTTGGCGGGATAGATTGCCTTTTGCAGAGTACAAACTTCAATTTCGATGAAGAAGAGCCAGAGATACATACGGCTGAACTGACTTATCAAATAATTTACGACACGACAGAATCAAACCCAATTTAATCAGAGGTAAAAGAAATGGCACAAGTAAGAAAATGGTCAAAAGTGGCCGTGGATATGCAATCAGCATTAGGCACATCCAAAACAATCACAGGCATCACAAAAGCAGCGCCGGGCATTGTTACATCAGCCGGTCACGCGCTACCAAACGGAACTTATATCGTGCTCTCTGTGCAGGGCATGTATCAGCTAGACGGGCGAGTTTTTCGGGTTGCAGCAACGGCAACAGATACGTTCCAGCTTGAAGATGCAACCGGCGGAACTGGCATTAGTACGCTTGATTTTGACACTTTCACAAGCGGAACGGCGCAGGCCATCACGTTTGGAACGTCAGTTACTACAGCAACAACAGTCAATCCAAGCGGCGGCGATTTTGGTTTTATCGACACGACCACAATTCACGTCAACCAAAAGTCACAAATTCCAGACGCAGCAAACCCGATAGCTTACGCTATGGATCAACAGTGGGACATTACGGACGCGGGGCAGATTGCTTTAAAACAAGCATCTGACTTACAGGCTCAAAGGGCGTTTAGGTTTACGTTTGGCGTTGGCGGGCCTATTATGGTATTTACCGGGTACGTTGGCTTTTCCGGCGCCCCAGGCGGCCAGGCGCAAGGTTTAATCACAACACCGGCTATAATTACGGCTTTTGGCACTCCAACTTATTACGGCGCGTAATTATGAGCTTAGTTGATGCACTACGGAAATCACGGGAAAAAATAGTTAAGTCGGGCGAGTTTGAGTTTACAATCAAGCGCCCGACAGACTATGACGCTGTTAAATTTGCAAAGATGGAACAGCTAGAAATTCTGACAGAGTTTGTCGAAGGGTGGAACGTCAAAGAGATTGACATTGTACCGGGCGGCACAAATGAAATTGCGGCTTTTTCGAAAGAGCTATTTAAAGAGTGGATCAAGGATGAATTGAACATTTGGCCTGAATTGATAGAGCAAATACAGACCGCTTATCTTGATCACAAAAAAGCAAAGGATGACGCGCTGGGAAAGCGAGAAACTGGCTAGAACGCCAGTCAATACCGATACAAGGACTCACTGACGAGCAGCCGGAACATTTAACCTTTGCTATAAAAATTTGGAATATTTATGGCGGAGATATCGAGTATTCAAGCATTGAAACAATAATGGAAATGCTCGGGTATCATGATTTTGAAATGTTAGTTTCTCACTTTGCATTAATTCGGGAATATCAAAATGACAGAGGTTAGCGTATCCGGCATCAAAGAGACTCAACGCGCACTGCGGCAATTCAACGACAAGCTTGCTGATAATATAACGCGCAAGTCTTTGCGTGTGGGCGCTAATTTTTTAATGAAAAAAATCAGGGCAGATATACCTGTTAAAACTGGACGATTGAAAAAGGCAACAACAGTCAAACAGTCTCGTATCAATACGCGCAGAAAAAACGGCAACATAGGCGTTTATTTTACGATCCGCAAAGGCAAAAGCCGAAGAGACTTAAAAGGCGCGTACTATGCCGGATGGGTGCATAGCGGATACCAATACAAAAAAACTAGGGGTGGCGATGTTGTAAAAGAAGTGCCGGGTAAATTTTTTGTAAAAAATAACTTTCAAGCGCACGGCACAGAGTCAGCACAGCTAATCATGGAATCAATAAATACTTCAGGCCAAGCTATCTTGAATCAATTGCGAGGAAATACTTAATGGCGTTCGGAATTGACATTGATTTTAACGCTCAGGTCGGAAGGTTATCTGATCAACTCGACAGGGCGTCTCAAGACTTAGGTAGGTTCGGAGAAAGAGCCGAACAAGTAGCCAATGGCGTATCATCAAGTTTTAAATCGATGGCTGCCGGGCTAAGCGTTGCCGCGATTGGCGCTTATTTGAAAAGCGGAATCGATGCGGCAGATGAACTTAATGATGTTTTTGATAGAACAGGGGTATCTGTCGAAAATTTCTCCAATTTTCAGCTTGCAATTGAACTAGGCGATACGTCGGCAGAGTCTTTTGCAAATACGTTAAACAAATTATCGATCAATATCGTAAAAAACTCGGAAGGTTTTGCATCGTTAGGAATTACTGCTAAAGACCCGCTTGAGGCGTTCATCCAATTAGCAGAGGTTTTTAGTTCAATCGAAGACCCGCAAACACGCGCGGCTTTTGGAGCAAAGGCTTTAGGTAAATCCTATGCAGAAATGGCACCGCTTTTATTGATGGGTGCTGATGGATTAAATGACCTTAGCGAAAGTGGCAAGGCATTAACAGGCATCACGTTAGAGCAGGCGCAAGCAGCAGGTGCGTTTAACGATAAACTAGCCGAAATGGAAATAGCATCGGCCGGGTTCAGGACAAGAGTCGCATTAGGCGTGCTTGAACCATTGACGGAAATGGCCGCCGCAATGGACAAAAATATTGAAAAACATGGAATTTTACGCGGGGCTTGGCTTGGACTGATAGATACTTTCAAGGAGTCAGTCGGATTAAAAATAGGCTTAGAAGGCGAAATTGATGTTATTGATAGGAAAATCAACAAACTTAGAGAATCTATAAAAGATTTACAGGGCGGTACTGGCTTTGGCTCTCAGCTTATACCTATAAAAGAAAAAGAGATAAACGACCTTCTTAATCAACGGTTTGAAATTGTTAAAAAAATAAGCGAAGAAAGAAGCAAGTCATTGCCATCTCAAACACAACAACAAGAAGCACCAACGCCAGACGCCATAACAGGTTTTATTAGTGGGCAAAAACCTGGGGAAGAAGGCACGAAAGAGCAAACAGATGCGGAGCGTCAGCGACAAGAAATATTACGCGAAGGGCTAAGGCTAACTGAACAAATGCGAACGCCTATTGAAAAACTTGCCGATGAGCAGGCGCGGTATAAGAGTCTTTTGGATAGTGGAGCGATATCACTAAGCACTTACACGCGGGCAATGCAAGCCGCAAATGATGCAACGCTTAACTTAGTTGGCGGGAGTGAGGAATTATCCAGCGCTGAGCAGTTTAGGTTAAAGTCCGAGGCAGACTCACTAAAAATCAGATTGGAGCAGCAACGACTTGACATTATCAATAAGCGCGACACCCCGGAAAATGAAAAGCCATTCCAAAATTTGCAGGAGCAAGCAGCAGCACAGCAATTTGCACCTGGAAATGAAAAGCCATTCCAAAGTTTGCAGGATCAAGCAGCAGCGCAACCGGTGACGCCAGTAAAAATACAAACACAGATCAATGCTGAAGATTTAGCCAAATCTCTATCTGATGCGGTTGCTTTTGCGCAGCAGCAAGTTACACCAATTACGATACCGATAGTTTACGCTGATGGCGAACAGGGCTTAGACACAGCAGCTTTAGCAGGTGGTCGGCGATGATCATTAATATGAAACTGGGTGGTGTCGAGGTTGCTTTTAATTCGGCTCATTCGATAAGCCAAAGCTTTGAACCCATCAGCGCTGAGATTGTGCACCGGATGAGCGATGGAAGTGCAGTTAAACAAACAGCATGGAGCGGCAAAATGCGCATTTCTACACGAGGTGACGGGAAAATACCGTTAGCATTGCTTGATCTCGACTATAGCGGTATGCTGGTTCTTGATTGTTGCTCGCCTTTGTCGGTTTTCAGCGCTTCAACCGCGCTCACATTACCGGATGATTGGAGCTATGATGGTGATGAATATGCAGCTTGGCGTTATGATGTATCGCTTGTTGGTCATGCGATTGTAAGCGGTATGTTGCGCCAGGCGGCAATTTCCAGCATTGTTGATAATGATGTGACTTTGACATCTGTTAGCGGTGCATCGGGCTATCAATTAAGTTACTGGCCGCGATATTGTGTTTTCGCGTCACGCCCGCAGGAATCGGGATCAGGGCGCGGATATCCTGGGCGTTCATGGTCGTTAATTGCTGAGCAAGTATAATGTCGGCTTTTACTATCAAACTTGAAATTACGCCGATAGGCGGTATCGCGCAAAATGTAACAGGGCAAATTTTGGCATCGGCACCGATCCGCATCACGGCACGCGAAGGCGAAGCAAGACTTGCTTTTTTTACTCTTAATCCACAAGCATCAGGTGAAATTGACCCTTATTCATGGGTTGGTGCAGCAGTTGAGCTTGACTATGTACAGATTGCCGAACCAGACGATATCCTGACCAGACTTTTTACTGGCATCGTGCATTTGCCGTCATACGATATCAATACAGGGTTGATGGCTTTTACTTGCACAGATAACCTGCAAGAAGTAGTCGAACTGATTGACAGAGGCGCTATTGATATTTTGATACCGTCGGGCTATTGGCATGAGTCAATTTTTAATGATCCAGATGAGAATTGGACCTATGCACAGCAACGGCTATCGACATATCCTGGAAGCATGGACCTAAGCCCGGCAGGAGCGACAAGAATAACGGCATGGGCAAGGAAAACAACACCCGATGCCATTTTCACAGATGCGGATATTCTTGATAGATCACTAAGCGTCACGCTTGCCGAACGGCGCAACATCACAAACTCAATCGGGATCATATTTGTTAGCCGGTTCGAACGGCTGTGGCAGCGCGAACTAACGGCCGCGTGGGATTATCCGTCTGCGACTTGGTATGACTATCTTGTCAACATGTTCGAGTTGCCTACTCAAGATAATGTCATGCGGGCAGCGACAGGTTGGATTTTGAAAGCTGTTAGTTTTGACCCATTGCCAGATTCAGGATTTTATGGACCCTCTGGATCGGAAATAGCATGGATAAAAAGCGATTTTGCAGACGTGCAATGTCTAGGCTTTAACATGAGCATAGCGACTCGCTGGAAGCAAACAGTGAATTGCGAGTATGAAATAATTGTAAAAGCACAGGCCAGCATTGATGCAATCGGCGAGCTAAAAGTTAGCAGGCAGCATGCATTAAGCGCAGAACCAGACCAAACTTTTACGCAATTTGAAAGCTATCAAACGCCGCTTGGCACTGAGATAGAAACAGGCAATTTTGTAGCTACAAATGAATCATCAGATTTAGAAGCCGCATTTTTGACCGCGTTGAACCAAGCTAAAACGACAATCTTACAAGCACACCGCGCTAATCGCGTGAAATTTTCAAGCTTGATAAGACCTGATCTTGACATTGATAAAACAATTGAAATCGATCATACATTTCTTGAATGCAAAGCCAAAGTATCGATGTTGGAACACATTATCGACTTGCAACGCGGATCAGCCACAAGTCAATTCGAACTTGCTGTTTATTTGCCAGATGTTGCCGGACAAATAGATGATGCGTTGACATTGCCAGCAAGCAATTATGCAAATCCTGCATCACTACCCAACAGCATTGGCACACTCAATACATACGTCGGCAATGTAAGCGGTGCCGATCCTGAGGATGATGAATGGAGAGGCTGGATTTGTAATGCTTACAACTGGATCGGCATACCACCTGGACCTGAAGTATACGAAACAAAATTGACGATTGAGATTCCTGAAATTGTTGAAAATGATCCGGTTACATTTACCGGGAGTCCAATCATTTTTGATATTGCATTGCCGCGTGATGGGTTGAAAATTTACAAATGAGCATAAAGCAATCATTGCGTAAGTTAGTAGATGCCGGTGTCAAGCGCACTGTCTTAAATGCGGCAAATTCGCATCCAGCGCAAAGTGCAATCATCTCAAAAGCGCTAAAAGAGCCGCCGCCAGACACGCGCTATAGCCTAGTAGACCCTTTAGTTATGGATGTGACAGCAACAACAATTATCACCATTCCAGTGCCATTGGGCGCTTCAAGCGTTGATGTTGAAGTCATCCAGTCATATACGCTCACCGATGCCAACGGAACAATTTACACCGTAACAGTTAACAATTATCCCCCGGCATAAATGGGTATTTGGCTATCACCTTTTGAATATCTGAAACGCATCACAGGCTTATATTTAGAGTCTGGATTTTTCGAATATTTCAGCATTGCGCCATGTAATGAAGCAACTTATCTCCCGGCACGGCTTTACTTTAATGCCTTTGTCACCGGTGGCGTAAAGCTTAGCGCGACAACAATTGATTATCCGCCCTTTTTTCAAGGGCAATCGGCAACAGACGGCATGGAAAGTATTGTTGTTGGGCCTAGTCAATTCAGCACACCTGAATCAAAAGTCAATTCGATCACACGTTGTGATGTTTGGTACACATCTTCCACTTTCGATTGGTATGATAACGAAGTCATCAGGCGAATTAAAACCATTCAAACGCGGATAAAGCCGTCTAATTTCGGCGGCAAATTGCGGCTTTTCGTCCAAGCCATTTATGGCGCAAAACGGCATGATTACGATTCGGTTGATGACTATCCAGCTTTAAATTACCCGCTTTTTTTCCAGGGCGAACAATTGCATTATGCCGGTACAGCGAGCACTTCCGGCATTTTTTCGACATCGGATTACCGTTATTTTTTGCTGAGCGTTCCCAACAATACGCCCGCGGGAATTCTTTATGTCGAACTTATCCCGGCAGCCGGAGGCGAAGAATTCCGTCAGCATTTGATTACTCATGATGGCTCTATGTCAGCCGATGAAATACGGCAGATCGAAGCTTACATTCTAGCCGATTGCCATTTAAGTGAAAATGCAGGCACTATTTCTGTTGCTGGCGCTGGTGACTGTATCGGCTATGAAGCCGCTTATGGCTGGCATTTTAACTGGGCTGGCGATGAAGCTCATATCATTTTACATCGTGATAATTTGCCTACTGATCAGGCATGGCATGCTTATCATTTTAAATTAGATTTTTCATTGAGTGGCGATACACCAACGGCGGCAATTTCTACAGTTTTCGCTGATAAGCCATGGTACGGGGTAGGTAATAAAGTCGTTTTGGCACCTGAGTATCTAACCGGCAATATGATTGCTATGGTTAATCCGGCAAACACACCATTCTCTGGATGGGATATCGATTCAAACTGGGAATCAGAGATTTATTGCTATTACGATGAAAGCGATGTACTGCGCATGATAAAAGTTGGGAATGTTCACTCAGCAGCAGCAAGCGTAAGCGCACAAACTTTACCGCTGTGTGGCGTGTTAAGTGGTGATCATATTCGCACGATTGCAGCTTTTACACGTCCGAAGTCTAACGAGTCGTTTGTAGAGATTACCGGCGGCGGGACAATGAGGTTTGAATTTGACACAAAGAAGACTGTAAATAATACATCGGTTGAATTTTTCAGATATACCGGTCAAACAGGTTTCGAAACGCCTTACCCTTTGCAAAATCTTGATCCTACAGGAACGCTTAGACGCCTGCCGACAGCAACAACGACGATTCAAATTTGTGGTGGTACTTCTTTATATGATCATGGCTTTAGTGTCGGTGCGCTAACTCAGCCATATAACACCTCGACAAGTTATACTTTAGAAAAAGTCAGCTATGGTGGAAAGGATGAAAGCGTAGCCGTAACCTACAATAATAGAAACAACACATGCCACTATTACCGCAAAAATAATGCTGATCAGATCAAAGGAGTCACACATTTGGTTTGCATTCCTTTTCACGATTGCAACTATGCATTCATCGGTGAAAAGTCGAGAAGCTCAGAATCGCACACTGGACTTACTCAATTATGGAAAAACGGGCGTACTTCTGCAGAATGCATTTATAATCGATGGCTTTACGTCGGTGGCACACGTATTCTTCTTGGCACACTAGGCCCTTATGCCATGAGCGCCCACCGCATTTTTAACCAAGCTGTCGGTACTGATCACGAACCTGCGGCAACAGTAGATAATTACCTTGTCAAATTCGCGGATCATTTAAGCATCTTTTTTGAAGATGCCCCGTCAGATTCTTATGAGTACTCAACATACTTTGATGTTGATCATGTCACCGATCCAATGGCCTATTTTCAAGCCGCGCACATGTCATCAATCAATGGCGCGACAAGGAATATCATTTCTGGACTGCTTGACATTGACGGCGGGTATATAAAAGATACGTCTGTTGGATGGGCTTAACTTATCTCGATAGGTAGTAAAGTAAAATCAATTTTACTTTACTAAGCGCTCACTCTGGTAAAATAAGCGCTAACTTATCGGCAAATAGGCGATTATGTGAACTCGTTAGATACTTTATCAGCGCTGATACTCGGGGCAATTGCAACTGTTGTTGCCGGGCCGTATATGGGAGCAATCGTTATTGCTTTCGTTGCTTCATTCACTCGAACTGCTTTCGAAAATAGCTGTGAAATTTCTCACAGACAATGCCTAAAAAAGTTGCTAAGGTATTTTTTCATGGCGTTGGGTGTGAGCACGTTACTTGTCAGCTTTGCTGCATGGGTAAATCTTGATCAACATGCAAGTGTTGTCATCGGCGGCATTTTTGCCTGTTTTGCTGAAGAGTCGATAGGATTTATCAAGACAAATCATTCAAAGCTAATTAAAAAATTGATTGTGGTGCTCTCGAATGATAAACAGTGAAAATCATTATTTTGGACCTGATCGAAGAGCACATGAGCGCCGTTCGCCACTTGTAAACTGGAAAGTAAAGCTCGCAATGGTTTTTTTAGCTACATTCTGGGCTGGACTTGTTTATATGCACTGGCTGATTTCACAATGTCAGTTTTAATGCAGATAGCATTTTTTTATATGCTGGCAAATATTGCCGCGACAATTTCATTTTTCGCTCATCAAAAACAAGGCTGGGTGAATAGAAGCGAACCGGCAATACTGTTTTTTTACTTCAGCATTGCCGGAATTGGATGGACTATTTTAGTCGCGATGATTAAGCTTTGGTGTAGAGAATCGAGGGATTAGCCGATAAATGAGTCATATTTGTCATTAATCAATTCCTCATAAGTTTCTTTCTCTTTTTCAGTCATTTCAGCAAGCAAGTCCGTTAATGTCGCGCCATCTCCACATTCTTTAATGTCAGTTTCCCAGTCTTTTTTAACCGTTTCCGTTTTGGAAATAGTTCCGACAATGGCGGCCTCTTTTATCGCTTTTTTACGGGCCGTCATTGCCGCTCTAAGTTGTTTTTTCTGATCATCGTTAAATTTGTTAGGGTCAATCGATTTAAAGTCTGAAACGTCCATTTTTTCGATTAATAATAGCGTTTCTTCAAATTTTTGGCCTGATTCAATGATTGATTGATTTTCAATTATTGGATTGATCTCTTTTTCTACAATAATTTGTGCATCCTCATCATCATAGATGCCTGAAAAGCCAAACGCCAATCTAATCGCTTGAATAGTTGCCTTGTGTCTGTGCATTCTTTTTGGGTGAGTGTCCCAAGGCGTCGTAAAATTTACAGACCGGCAAACCTCATCAAAATACTCGCGTACAACTATTGGCCTTTCCATGTCAGTTCTATAAATCGCGCACTCGATCCATTCAAAAGCCAGTTTGTTTTTATGGTTTATCGTGTTATCAGAATAGCGATATTCAATGCCGCTGAATTTCGGATGATCGTTAGCTATCCTGGTCCAGCCATCCACACCGACAACGGGCACGATGCCTCCTTTGTCTGGGTAGGCGTATATTTCTCTTGTCCACGGATTTAGGTTGTACTGCTCAGCGATTATCATCAGCGTGTAAAGCTGCATGTCTGTAACTGGCGTTTCTTTTTGCTTAAAGCAGGTTTGTTTTAATATATCGACCAGCTCTTTAGAGCTATCTATCTCGATATTAAACCGTAATGCCATTTTCCCGGCGATTGTTGATAATGCTGTTGTGGTTTGTAATTGATTGTTCATTTTAAGCTTCCTAGTTTGTTGATAATTTCTACAATTTCATCGTTTAGTTTTTTTGCGGCATCTTCCAAACTTTTTATAATTTTTTCGTCTCGATAAACCCTCGCTATTTTTGATCTTAACCTGGCTGGCATCTCTTTAGAATAAGTCATCCAATCGCACCAATCGCGACTACAGCAAGCAAGGAGCCATTGCATTTGAAGCGTATAATCGCGCGGTATCTTTTCCTCTAAAAGATACTTTATGTGTGTTTCAATGTTCGGGCATTTAATCTCTATTACACCATCATCACAGATAAGCGCATCAGGCGAAGCGCCACACCACTCAATTTCATCATGGTAAACGAATGCCACTTGTACGGGTTCGCAATCATTCATAAACGCGTAATGTTCACGGGCAAGCGGTTCATCTTCATTGCCTTTTATCATTGCAGCAGATTTAAAACTCATTGCAGCAGCTTTACCGGTTATCCGCTCAGCTACTAACTTCATCTTGTATGCTTCGCTCGTTAAGCCTTTTCCACCGCTCATCATGTCAGAGACTTTTGAGCCGGTGATGTAACCTGCGCGAATGTCAAGCCATTCTTGTGATCCTTGCTCACAAAAGGTTATTATTTTTAGCATGTTTTCTCCTATTGGTTGCGCATCCTTGCGCTTTAACTTTATTTAGATATTCTGACTCTCTTTTTAATAACTTCGATCATCAATATTTCTTCTTTAGTGGGTGTATACCCGCCTTTTGAAATTATGTTCAAAGCTTCAATAAATCGAGGATCATTAGCAATTGCCGTGCTACTTTTGCTTAGCAGTGCTGGTATCGCTTGTCGCGGGATTTTATACATTTCATTTTTCCTTTAAAGCTGTTCTCAAAAATTATAATGAGTTAACATCATTAATTTTTACCGCAGCTTTCAATTTTTCGGTTAATTGTCGCTCAAAAAATGAAATTATCTTATCATTCGGCACTGAATGATCAACATCGTTAAAAGTAAAAGTTGCTGTTATTACCACTGTTTTTTTGTTTTTTGGCTGGTCAGATGGCGCTATTGTTGACGCTGGCGGTATAAATTTTCCTGTTCCAGTTCGCGTTATTCCAGCTGGCTTTTCTTCAATGACAGGTTTATTTTCTTCAAGTTTTGCAGCTTCTTCACGTCTTTTTGATTCTATTACTCTTTGCTCTTCCTGCATTTTTTCACGCGCTATGCGATCAGATTCGGCCTGTTGCGCTATTAGTGCATCGTCTATTTTGCGTTGATTTTCTACCGCTTGATGGCGCTTTATGCGCTCTTCCATTTCTTTCTTACGCTCTTTCTCGGCCAGGATTAAAAAATCAAGCTTAGCGTTAAAAGTTTCGTCGTCAGCGGTAAAAGATTCGCCCATGTGCGCGTATGTCAACGGCGGGTTAATGTCTTCGCGCAAGCATCTGTTTTCAATTGTCATATGCCGTGTTTCAGTTCTTCGCTGTTCAGTAAGGTTCACAGCTACTATTGATGCAATATAATCAGCTGCATTTTTCGTTAGTGCTCCTTTAGGCGTCAGCGTACCGGTCAGCGATATAAGAGAATCAACGTTGCCGTTTTGGAACTCTTTTTTTATGCCATGTCTTATCCATTCTGTTTCTAAAGCAGAAATAACTATCTTTTCAATATCTTTAAGCTTTCTATTTCGTTGCTCAGCAAATTGGTCAAGCAATGACTGCCGATTATCAAGCAACTTTTTAGTTTTTTGCTTCTTCGCTGTGCGCCAATTTCCAATTTCTTCAGTTTGGCTTTTATAGACTGCCGCTATGAATTTATCGTATGTTGTTGCAAATTTGTTTATGGCTGTAGCGTCAGCTTTTGCCATTTTTTCGCCGTCATCGTCTAGCGTATAGACTAAGCCGGTTGTCGCATCAATAGCGGCATCAAGCCGTTTGTCATATTCTGAATTAGTGAAAAAATCGGCTGGCAGATTGTCAGCGATTACTAAAATGTCTTTGATTTCTGGTTTTGATATTTCTTTGTTCATTTTGTCCTCTTTTTTATTTTTTAGGTTGAAAAACTTCTATTAATGCATCTATTATTTCTTGAGCATCATCTTTATTAAAAGCGAATGACAGACATTCGTCTTTTGTGTCAATTTGTATTATGCAGTCATCTGAATTTTCGACTTTGTACAGATACGAGCT